GTTGGGAGATTGGGAGGTTGGGAGATACAGATTACCCCAGCTAGGTCAACGACGACGACACCCCGCCGTCAAGCGCGGCGATTTTTCCCCGATCGATTCTCGGCCCAGGGGCCCCTATCGCCCGCCTCCCGCCTCCCGCGTAGCCGTGGCGGCGCACGGCCGCCGCGCGGCCCTGGTTCCGAGCGTGGCGGAGCCCGGTATGGGGTATCCTGATACCTTTTGCGGAGTTGGGCGACCTGTTCGCCCTATAGCCCGACCATCCCACATCCGCACCCGCTCGCTACCCTAACGCACACCCAGCGTAGGATACAGCCCGACACACTGGCGTGGTGTATCGCCCGGCGCAATCGGAGTTATTGCCGATCTAGGTTTGTCGCCGTCGTTCGCGGTCTAATCGCATCGCCTGGTCGTGAATTGTTTCGCGTATGCTGGTGTCTGAATCTGAATCAAAATCAAAATATTGCCCTCTTAGAGTCTTAGACTCTTCCAGGTTACCAGGATTCCTATTACCAGGTTTTCTTTTACTAGGATTGTAGGACGCGGGTGTCCGCTTGGGTAGGACTGTAGAGTCCGCACTAGGCAGGACATTGACGTTGACGCTGTAGCGTATCGTTCCGCGCCTAGCCTTCCCGTTCGGCACGATTATTCGCTTGGCAATCAACTCCGATAAAGCGCGGCGAATCGTTCGAGTCGTACAGCAACACATGCGCGCCAATGTTCCCTGACTGGGATATGCGTTAGCGCCGCGATTATCAGTGAACGAAGCAAGCGCCAGCAATACGAGACGCTGGTTAGCGGTAACATCCGCGAGTCGCCAGATCGGGCGAATCAAACGCCACGTCATGCCGAATCCAGCTCAAAACGCTGAATCCATTTCCTGATTTTCAAAACCGTTGAGCGTCTTATGGGTCGGCCGTCCCGAATCCGTCGCATTAAATGACCATCACCGACGCTGAGGATTCCGAATTTTGTGTCGCTCAACCCGTGCTTCCACAGAAACGAATCCAGTTCCTCGACTAAATCCTCAATCTCGCGTTGCATGGTGTTCCTCTCCAAAAAAAGAGGAGGCCGCAGCCCCCCCCAGGTTCAGTATCGATTCTCGGTTATCTATATCCAGCAATCCCGGTAAAGGATGAATCGGCTAAGTCGCCATCATCTAAATACATTTCAACGGTGATTTTGGCGATGGCGTATTCGTCGGCATGCTCATCCCTGCGGGCGTGGGCACCGTTCTCAAGCGCGAAGGCCTCAACATAACCGCGAATTGGCTCTAAACGGCCAAGGTCAAGAGCTGTAAACCATTGACAAAATTCTTGTTCGCTCATCCGGTCTCTCCTGCTGAATCGATAACGTCTGCGCACATTAAACGACACCCCGCGCCTGGTCAACTCATTTTATATGCTTGACGCCACATTAATCATGATTTAGGGTCCGCCATATTCGAGGCTAATCAATGAGGCTACATTATGGAACTCCAAGACTTTGCGACCGTCGAGAACGGGTTCGGAAAATTCGAGGGCGAGACTGGCCTAGCGAATTGGTACTGGCAATGCGTCATGGATGGCGATGGCGAAGATCATTCGCCAGTCTGGGATGGAATTATTTACACACTGTTTACTGTAGACGCCGACGAGGCCGACGCGTTCCCCGACGAAGTCAAAATCGGGGACACTGTGGTGATTTGGGAAGACTCGCAAGGATTCGTGACCCTGGTTGCGTTCGCTACTCGCGACCAAGCATTGAAATTCATTAACTGTCACTAGGGACTCTTCATGGGCTGGGATTCGTCTCAGCCCATTGACGGTCTACTAGACCGATAACGCGAAACCAAACCAAAGAGGCTAAATCATGGAACAACGACTCATTGACTCAGTTATCGCGCAGTTAAACTGCGAAGACGACGAGATTGACTCCACCATGTCAAATATTCGGAATAACGGAGCGGATGACGGATTCAGCGGATTCATTTATCACAGCGAAATGACGTGTAAGTTTGCACGCGACAATATGGCGGAAATTTACCGCCACGCCAAAAACCAAGCCGCGGAGTTCGGAATTGATCCGCTGGAAATGATCGCGGGATTTAATTGTCTACACGGAGAGTTCCCCGCATTCGAAATCGCGTCCGTGATCCATGACGATATAGACGACGCCACGCGAAACGACGGCGCAGACACCGCCATTCTTAACGCGCTGGCCTGGTACGCCTTGGAAGAGACCGCGCAGTACTGGGAAATCTACGAAGCCGCAGCGTAGGCAATCGCTTCTCATGGGGATGGCCTGGCTGGCTGTCCCCATTGGTGGCAATTCTGCCGGACTAGAGAAAGAGGCTAAATTATGAAGAGAGTACCTAAGTTTTACCCGTCCAATCCTGAAGCCGTCGAGGCGTACGAGCAGGCGGATATTGACAGAATCCGCCCGATTCTACGTGAGGCCAAGCGGCTATGGGATTCCGAATGGGAATTGCAGGGCGCGACTGATGAGGGTTCGTGCTGCGGCGGTAAGGGAATCGAGATATGGATTCGCGCCCCGCGTAAAAGATCCGCAGAACCGCGCAACGTGATTTCGAGTCCGCCGGTTCAGGGGAATATATCCGCGCAGCGTAGCGTAAAACCCGCGCTCGAATATCTCGCGAAGAACGGAATCGAAGCGACATATAACGACGGTTGGATGGACTAGGAATCGCTCCTCATGCGTGGCGTTTAAACAGCGCCACGTATTGGTGGCGACTCCATCAACCAGAGAGAGGCTAAGACGATGAAAAAACAACGAATCAACCCAGCGGACGCGACCAGACTCCAGCGCCTATTGTCTGTGACAATGTCAGGCGGTCAGCGCACCACACAGCGGAATCGCGCCAGCGTTGTCGCAGACGCCGTGGGATTCGTCCTGTTCGTGGTCGTCCTGGCATTTGTTTGGGTTGCGTTGCCATGAACCCGCTCGCTAGGGCGGTTATTACGGCGTATTTCGTGGTCGCTGTGACGTGGACGGCGTTCGTCGTCGCGCTGACGGTGACTCTGATTTTGACAATCTGAGGAGGCTAAAAAATGACCCGAGAGCCATTTATGAATCCGCGTACCGGCGCAATTCATTTTGAAGAGGAGGAATCAAACAATGGAACCAGCGACATGGTGGATAGTTCTAATAATCCTGTCGATAATCGTGAATATGAGATAGGCGAGGATGATTTCGATTTGCTCTCGCCCATCGCCCAGCTAGAGGCGCTAGCCAAGACGCTGGAGCGCGTTTACACGCTCTCAACGCGCCGGGAGACAGAACTTGAGCAGGACGAACCGCTCCCCACTCTGGGGGAATATTGCCTGATTGGATTCCATACCGTTTCGGTGGATGCGGAACACGCCGCCAAACGTCTGCGCGAGGCAATCAGTCGCTGCTACAGCGCAGCGCAGGAAATCGACGAGCGGGAATATGATCGAATTGGGGACTGAGATGGGCGAATCAGACGACAAAGATGTGATTCAATTTCCCGCCGCGCAGCAAAACGTGGACGACTCTGAAATGACTGTCGAGGAGTTTGCCGACGAAATTGACGAGATCTACCAGCGGCAGACATTGGAGTGGGAGAGCCGGACACCCGAAGAGATTGAACAAACAGAGGAGGCGCTTGACTTGGCGAGGGACTTCCTTGCTGCCCTTGAGCGGCGGGGAATGTTCCGCAACAACCATTGGACGGCCCCTGCGCGGCAGGCAATAAATCTCTGCGCGGAATACATGATATGGCGACGAGGCAGACTTGAGGGATCGCAAGTTCCAGAGAAATTCATAGGTGTACTCCATGCTGACCTATGAGGACAGCCGTTTCCAGATTGATCTACCCTGCGCGGACTGCGCCGGACTCGGCCAAACTGAGCATCGAACCGCGCACGACGTTTACGCTGTTCGCGTCTGCGATTTCTGCAATGGAGATGGATTCATACGCCACGAGGCAGCGTATGACTCAATCGCTGACGCGGAGGTTGATTATCCAAACGCGATAGAAATTAGAGAAACTACCCAGCGGGGCGGCGGGGAATAATCCCCACGCCCAAACATCAACGACTCAAAAACTTGGAGGTTTGAGAATGTCTAACATCCCGGAAGAAACCGCACCGGTTTACCTTGCCGACATTCCAGTGACGCTGTGCTTCGTGACGGAACGCAGCGACTTGTGGGACAGCCGTAAAGAGAACGGACGCCGCCACGCCACCACCGTCACATACCGCGTAGATCTGGATGATTTGGACGATCCGGGGCAGGTCTGCATGAACTATCCGCCGACCGGTCGCAGCCGGTTCTATGAATGCAATTTGGCGGAACACCTGACCAGCGATATGTGGAACGCCATCGTCAAGGCAGTGAAACGCTGGCCAGAAGACTATTACGCTGGACCCGCAGAAGATGTGCCACTGCTTCAGCAGATGGCAACCGAACTGGCCGAAGAAGAAGCGGCAGCAAGACGTTGAAACGACTCCGACATCTACTGCGTCAGATTAAGAGGGAGACACTAGATGGAAATTATTAACACGATGGGCGGCACACTGACGTACGAGGACGGCCGCCACCGCTACGAATGGAACGGCGAGAAGGTTCCGCTGACGGTGAGCGCAGTTTCTGGTGGCTATCCGGTGAATTTCGGAGTGGCGTCAGGATGGGCGGCCAAGATGGTACGCGAGCATCTGGTGGCGTCCGACATCCCGACATCATTCGACGGCGACGAGTCAAAGCTGGCATGGGCCAAGGACATTTGCGGCGAACCAAACCGCCAGTCGCAAAGAGCGGCGGCAATCGGAATTGAGGTGCATCGATACATAGAAAGCACCGCGCACGGCTTGGACCCCGATCTTTCAGAGGATGAGGACGTGGCGAAGTGTCAGAAAAGCCTTGGGGAGTGGTTTAAACAGCACGTTGCGGAGGTTCTACATACGGAACGTCGCCTGTACTCGCTGAAGTGGAACATCGCCGGGACCGTGGATATGGTCACACGTTTGCGGAACGGGCAGATTCACGTCATCGATTGGAAGGGCGCGACCGATCTCAAGGCCAGTCTCAAGCATGGTCACGTCGGACAGTTGTGTGCCTACCGCTCGATGCTCGAAGAGGCAGGAGAAAAGATCGACGGCTGCACTCTGGTCAGGTTTTCAAGGGCCACCGGCAAGATTGACCCGGTGTCGTTTGGCAATGAGCATTACGCCACCGATCTGGCCGCGTTCGAGGCCGCTTTGATGCTGGCGAGATACCAGCCACGTCCACAGGTGTTCTAATGAAAAGAATTGCGCGACGGCGGTTTTAGCCTCTCGCTGTTGCGCGGGGGCGCGGCGTTTCCAACCCCGCCGCGTCCCCACCCTTATCACCAACCGGAGAACGGAGGAGATTATGGCGAACATGCAAATCACGATCAGCAAGATCGACTATTCAAGCGGGAGTGGCCCTAACATGCTGCACACCGAAGACGGGCAGCAGATCAAAATCTGGGCCGAACGCGTCGGTGAGGTGGAAGTCGGGAAAAGCTACGAAATCCCGTACTACGATAAGGATTACAGGGGCGTGATGGAGCGGAGCGTCGGCAAGGGCATCATCAAGGAAGTCACAAACGGTGATGGCTCTCAGGCCCCCGTACCGCCCCCACCAGCGCCTGTAGCGTCAAACGGGGGTGGTAGGCCACAGAACACGCCAATGGGCGTTGCTAACGCCCCACAGGCCAACAGGGAGCGTTCTATCCAAGCGCAGGCCATCATCAAGGCGGTGGTTGCCGTCGGTGGCAGCGAGGCCGATGTGCAGCGGTGGCTCGATTGCCACGACAAGATCGTGGCGGGAGAGCGTGTTGGCTAACGCCCCGTTCTTTTCTTTGGATGTGCCGGGGGTGCCTGTTGCAAAAGGCAGGCCCCGCGTCACACGGGCTGGGCATGTCTATACGCCACAGAAAACCCGCGAGTACGAGGGCCGCATCCGCAACGCCACGATGATTCTCATGGCGGGGCGGAAGCCACTGGAAACGCCGTGCATTGTTCATGTTGGGGTGTTTTTCGAGCCGCCACGCAGTCTCAGTAAGAAGAAACGGGCGGAATTGTTTGAGACTGGTGGGTTCCACGCCATCAAGCCTGACCTGGATAACGTCGTGAAAGCCGCTCTGGATGGGATTTGCGGCGAAAACATGGCGATACTTGACGATAAGCAGATCATAGAAATCTGTAGCTACAAAACCTACGCCGAAGCGGCGAAACTGAGCATTGACGTTTTCGAGGTTACGTCTGATGTAGACAGATTCGCCAGTCGGTGGAGGGCGCATGAACAGGTGGACGTTGCGATATCACCAATCTAGGAGGTTAAGATGAAAAAAGAATATGACAAATACCCACATGCACGGCCTTGGCCCACAAATCCAGATTTCACTGAATATGCGATATTTGGCATGTCAATGCACACTCGCGTCGAAAATTGTTTGCGAAATGCTGGCATAGACTCTCTTGATGAGTTGCTGCAATGGAAAGAATCCGAATTACGAAGGCTGCCGAATTTAGGCAGAATCGGCATGATATTTTTGACGGATTGCTTGGCGGCTGGAGGTTACAAACTGAAAGAGGAGGGTGAGTAAATGAGTCAGAAAGCACAGATCGAAAAATGGCTAAAGCGGGGCAGACGGCTAAACCCGGCTCAGGCATTGAAGAATTTCGGTTCATTCCGGTTAGCGGCTCGAATAGATGAGTTGAGGAAAGACGGGCTGGAGATCGAGACAAAGTATCAGCACAAGGACGGCAAGCGGTTTGCGAGCTATGGGCTGGCAACAGGATAACGCTGAAATCGGAGGACTGGTAGCGGGGGCAGACGGTTCGCGTAAGTACCGATGTCCCCGTTGCTCCGATCAGCGAAGGAACAAGGCAGATCGCAGCCTGTCCATAACGCGAAAAGGCACCGAAGTAATGTGGTTCTGCCACCACTGCGACTGGCGAGGGGGTTTTGATGAGGCTAGATCAGCAGGTGATTCAGTGGGCGCTGAGAAGAAAGATAAGCCCGGAAACACTCAGAAAAATGAGCGTTGGCGGCGAAATCATACCGTTTGGTGACAGCAACAAGCTCAGTATCGTTTTCAATTATCTGGATAACGCCGGCGAGATCGTCAACTGGAAGGCGCGAAGTCTTAACGACAAGGTGTTCCGCCAGTTAGCGGGTGGCACCCAGCAATTCTACAATCAGGCAGCGGTTATGGCTGGGCCGCTCGACGAGGTTTATATCGTTGAAGGCGAGATGGACGCCCTGTCGCTGATTGAGGCCGGAGTCCCGCCACATTCTGTGCTGTCTGTCGTCGGTGGCGCACCTGCCAATGCAAGCGAAAACCCACAGGACTCCAAGCGTTACGGCTACATGGTGGACGCTTTTCGGGACGGGTTAGACCGCTGCAAGAAGTTTATTATTGTCACCGACAACGATGACCCCGGACGCCATTTGAGGTCTGATCTGGCAATGGTTCTGGGCGTGGCAAGCTGCCACTGGGTTGACTGGCCCCCAGAGGTCAAGGATGCCAACGACGCTTTGATGCAGTGGGGCGCGGAGAGCCTGTCGATGTATCTGCGGGAGGGCGTCAAGCAGTACCCCATCGACGGCATCTACAGACTTTCCGAAATACCGGAGCCGCCCGTGATGACTCTGTGGCAGGGCTGGCCTGAGTGGGAAAGCAAGTTAAGGATTTCGCCAACGTGTTTGAGCATCCTGTCCGGCTGGCCTGGGCACGGGAAATCACACCTGTCCCAGCAGCTATGGGCGCAGATCGTCCGACGCTATGACATCCGCGTTGCCCTGATGTCGATGGAAACCAGAGAGAAGCCCTTTGTCCGGCGCAACCTCAGAAGCGCCTACTGGAGCAAGCTCGAAAACGAAATGTCGGAAGCTGAAAAGAAGGAAGCCGACGACTGGATCGAGGATCACTTTCTGTTTATCCACCATCCGAGTAACTCTCCTACTTTTGAATGGCTGTGTGACACGGTGAACAATGCCTATGTCCGGTACGGCATCAGTGCGGCGTCCATTGACCCGTGGAACATGATTGTGCCGACATTCAACGCAGCCAAGGAAACCGAAACAAGCTGGATTGGTCAATGTCTGGATGGCTGTACCTATCTGGCAAAGGCTTGCAATCTGCACCTCCAGATTCTGGCGCATCCGGCGAAACCGATCGGCGCCGGTGTGCGTGAGCCGATTACCTACAGCAGTATCGCCGGATCACAGCACTGGGCGAACAAGGCCGATCAGGTGATGAGCATTCACAGGGACAAGTTCATGGACGATTACGGAATGCGGGAGACCAAGGCACGTTTGATTGTCCACAAGTCTCGCTACGAGGAACTTGGCTATCCCTGTGAAATCAATATGCAGCTAAGTCTAAACAAGGGGGTATTCGAGTGCAGCGATTACAAACAGGCATGGCAGAGCTAGGGCCAGCCTACGGCGCTATCCTGATGGACCCCCCGTGGCGGTTCGAGACATGGTCCGCCAAGGGGCGTGGGCGAAGCCCCAAGTACAATACGCACGGACCCGCCAGCATCCTTAACATTGTCGGGGGCCTCCCTGCCGCTGATGACTGCGCGCTTTTCTTGTGGGCAATCGATCCTCTTCTCCCCCAAGCTTTCGATCTGTTCCGTCTTCTAGGGTTCAAGTACAAGGCCGTGGCGTTCACGTGGGCGAAGACAGGCAAGACACCGGGCGTCTTTCCGATCGGCACCGGGTACTGGACCCGCGCCAACCCGGAGATGTGCTTGTTGGGGACACGTGGTAAGCCGCAGCGGCAGTCCAAAGCTGTTCGACAGCTAATTATAGCACCGCGACGCGAGCATTCGCGCAAGCCTGACGAGATTTATTCCCGAATCGAACGGCTAGTCGATGGACCCTACCTTGAGATGTTCGGCCGTCAGAAATGGCCGGGTTGGGATCAGTGGGGTAATGAAGTGGAGAAGTTTAATGTCTGAGCGGGTAGAAGAACGTGAGAGCGTTGATCTGTTTGAGGGCGTTGGCAAACGCCGACACGACAGAAAGTTTCGAGTCAAATGTCTCGGCCCCGGATGCGACGGTAAAATGTTTGACAGCGAGTCCACCCATGTTCGGCTGTGCCCAAAATGCACGAAACGAATAAAGGCACTACGGGGCGGGATGGGATGAGCATTCTTGAGGGCGCCGCCGAAGCCATCAAGGATCGCCACGGCAGACACGGCGACTATCGGGATACCCATCGACGCATCGCCCGTCTGTGGAGTGCCTATCTGGATGTCGAGATTACGGAGACAGATGTTGCCCGTATGCAGATTCTGCTGAAGGTTGCCCGTTCCCGGACAGGCGACGAGACAGACGAGGATCACGCCAAGGATATGGCCGGGTACGCCGATCTGTTGCAGAAGCTGGCGGTGTGGCGGGAGACGGTGCCGGAATAAAAACCGCCCGCCGTGCGAAGAGTGCCAACACACGACGAGCGGGTAACAGGGAGGTTTGGTGGTGAGATCATTATCCTATGATTTTATTAAATTTTGCACAACAATAATATATGGCGACGGAAATAGATGACGGCACGCGCTTCGCAATGCCGGTACGAAATCTAATCAGCATTGTCTCTGCTGTTGCCGTTGGCGTCTGGGCGTGGTTTGGAGTGCAGGAGCGATTGAACCTGATCGAGACGAACCAGATACTGGTGAAGTCAGACCTGGGGAAGAATACAGAGTTCCGCATCAAGTGGCCGCGTGGGGAGTTGGGAAGTCTGCCAGCAGACAGCGAACAGTTCATGCTGATCGAACATCTGTCCAAGGAATTTGAAAAACTCGCAACCAACATTGAGGAGGGCCGTGCGCCGTTTGATCAGCAGCAAGCTCTAACGCTGCAATTTTACGAGAAGCGTATCGCCGTGCTGGAGCGCAAGCTAGAGGTAGTTAAAGACCAGATTTCAGAGATTAAAGCCAACGGGGGGAAGCACTAATGGTGGAAACCTTGTTCATCCTCATACTCTATATGAGAGGCGCGCCGCTGGAATATATGGGCCACCACGATGTGCGTGGGCAGTGGCAAGAGATGGGTATGGCTGGGTGTCTGTCAATGAAACGGACGCTTCGGCGTAACGGATGGCGTGACAAGGAAGGCTCTGGAACGCGCTATTCCTGTGAACGCCGTAAGGTTTATGTGGAGACAGGATCAGACGGCCGCCACAGGGTGACGAAGATTATCGATTAGTCAGGCTGCGCGGTTAGCAAGTGTTTCACGTGTAACACCGCCCTTGTCTATTCGCAGGGTTTCGTTGCGGTTCTCCAACCCCACATAACTGACGTGAACCCACCCGCTTGACGGTTCACCGTTGTAGAACTCCAGTATCAGTTGATCGAAATCAAGTTCCTGGGCGATCCAGTAATACAATTCCAGATTGTCAACGCCGGGGATTTCTATGTCAGCCGCCTCGCCGCGGGCGTGCTGGCTGCTGTCTTTGCTGCCAATCGCACGGTTGACAGGCAATGCTCGAAACCCTGAATTAACGACAACGGGCTTCGCCCAGTGAACTCGTATCGGCTCAAGCACGTTTTCACATAACGCCAGCAGGCTATCCAGTTGATCCGGCTCCGGCGAGTTGTCCAGTCCCATACGCAAGGCCGTCTGACTCTTCAGCATCTCGTCCAGCGT